GTTTCAAATGGACCGATGAACTGTGGTTCATCATATTCAGCTGAATCGAATCTTACATAGATGCTCATTTGATTGATTGGCGAGTGGTTATACTACAGGGACACTTTAGAGGTTACTAACTTTATTTCAATTCAATTCGTTCGTATAAACACATACCAAGGTCAAAATATAGATCTTCATCCATCTCACCCATTTTGGCATCTAATGCCTCTTCAATACATTGACGCATAACTTCATTATATTTCTCGTTCAAGTAAATGTGTTCAATGATGTCATCTTTGAGTGCATCAACAATTCGTGAGACAGTGGATTCAGAAAGTGGCATTTGATTGGGTGGTTATACTACAGGGACACTTTGGAGGTTACTAACAATAATCTCAACGAAGATAAAGGAAGGAACCGTATTGATCAACAACCTCAGGGTGATCAGCCAGGAAATCAATGTAGAACCTAATGCCTTTGGCAGGCGCACGATGTGAAGCAGGTTTCAGAACTGCACCAGTCTCTTTTTCTACAAACATGAAGCAAGAACGACCACGGAGTTTCTCACCATCAGAGATCAAATAAGACCAGACTTTGATATACTTACGACCAACTTCATACTCAAAGTTGGTGTAACAGGATCTTGAAGATTCAATAGAGTTGACCTTCTCACGGTTATTCAGTTGTTCAATGAGAGCCTCAGTCAGATATTCAGTTTTGGATTGAGTGAGAGTCATGAGTTGATTGAGTGGTTACACTACAGGGACACTTTAGAGGTTACTAACAATAACATTCATGGAATTGACTCCATTAAATCATACTCACTGATGGGTTCAATTGGTTCGACATAAGGAATTTTGCCGGTACCATCAAAAATCATGTCAACTTGATCTCGACATACATTGAAATAACAAGTAGTTGAGTTTTGATTATTAAAACATCCAGAGAAATATTCTGAATCAACGACCGCAATTTTGTTACAAGTGGGATCAATTAAGATATATGAGTCTGCCCTAGTTGTAAAAACATCTTTATTTGAATAGGGATTCTTTAAGATCCATGGATTTGCATAAAATTCGCCATTTTTCTTTGTCTTAAGACCATCTTGCTTTGTTTTAATATCTGGGAGATAATTCTCACCATAAACACAATCGGGATCATCTGGTGATTGTTTTTTACTGGCTCTCAAGTCAATATATGATTTAACATATTTCACAAATTCATGTTCAACCTTATGACCTTTGACAAAATTATAAAGTCCTACTCCAGAATATCTCATATAAATTTTCTTACATTCAATTAGAAAATCGATAAAAACTTTATCAGGGATAGAATGAAGATCATCAACAAATTGTTGATAAGTGGTGGTCATAATAATTGAGTGGTTACACTACAGGGACACTTTAGAGGTTACTAACAATAATATCACCGAATAAGTCGATCAAGTAACTCTTTTGTCAGTTTGTTGCGTGTCTTTGGATTCAACTCACCAAGACTTTCATTGAGATATTCATCAATGAAACCCCTGTACAAATCTTTTATTTCTTTTGAATGTTTATCCAGAGTGTATTCAACAAAGTCTGGATAGATTGTATCTGTCAGTTGTTGGTAGTTCATATGCATACTATAAAACCCTTCTGACAAAAAGTCAAGAGGGTTTGTGACAGTTCAAAAACTGGTTACTTTGATTATATTTTTATTTAGTCTCTCCACCTTTATGATGTCTTTGTGATACTTTCTCTTACCATCTCTTACCGCAATTATATGTGCCTGAATGTAACCATTAGATTTTGCCCAATTAGATATACCTACCATCTCCGTTATTTTACCACATTTATGATAAATTCGCCACCCTATTGACTTGGCATTTCTATCACCCGAAGAACCACCACCGTGATTCTCTTTTAGTTTTTGTCTAATAATATCTTTCTTCTCTTCACTATATGTTTCCCATCTGCCTGTGACTTGTTGTTTAATTCTTTCTTTATCGGCGTCAGACCATTTAGGTTTGCCCCTTTGAAACTCACTAATCCTTTTCTTTGTTTCTTCACTTAAAACTTTGCCAGTCGGACCTTCACCACCATCTGTGCGGTTTCGTAGTATGCCTGTGCCAATATCTTTACGCCCATAGACACTAATCATATATTGTTCGTGTCTAAATGCCTCTTGTTCTGACAGATTTCGTTTCAGATATAATATTCTATTCGTATCCTTTGGGGCACTAAAATATCCACCATCCCTACGATAGTGTTTTCTAGTTATTCTATCTCCTTGACCTTTGCCTATGTAGTAAGGTGTTCCATCTTCGCGAAGATAGGCATAAGTATAATATTCTTTCATAGTTGTCTTGGCGGACATACTATTTAGAATTATATCATATTTTGGGTCTTACGTCAACACTCCGCCAAGACACATTGACCGCCCACATATAATTTAGGAACTCATCCGTTTGTGCACTCTACCCATAATCTTGGTTCTACCTTTGGCATCGGGATTCTTGCCCGTTGCCTTGCGGTATTTGTCAGTTTCTTGGTCTTTAAATATACCACGCAACATGGTTTCACCCTTACGTTGCTGGGACATTCTCTCTTTACGAGTAAGTCCAGACGCCTTGGCTGGTTTATAATCAGGATCAACTTTCTTCTCTGGTGTCTTCTTGGTCAGAAGTTTGGATGCTTGTTTCTCAGCATCTTTAGAAGATGTGGTGGTTTTCTTTACCTCTCCACCACCTGATTTGGCCTGGCGTCTTGCCAATGCTGCGGCCTTTCTTTCTGCCTTAACCTTATCAGCATATGATTGTTTGACTTCTTCAGAACCTCTTGATTTTTCTGGTTGTTGTTGACGGGTGCTTGCTTGTTTCTGACTACCAATGTCCTTACGATCCTTATAGCTAACTGGTTCAGACTTACCACCACCAGTGGCCTTCATTCTACGACGTTCTGGTTCACTCTTTCTACGGTCTCTTCCTACTCTTCCACCTTCACCAGTCTTACGAATCTGTGACCTTCCTTGTACTTCAGGGTCATAAACTTCGTTGGTTTGTTGTGTAGGTGTAGGTTTCTTATCAGTAGTTTGTTGTTGGTCTTTCTTCGTTATATTGTCAATTTGTTTTTCAAGTTTTGCAATTTTCTTACTATCTTGCATCTTCTTGTTATAGATGTCAATCTTTCTTTGTTCGTTTTCTCTCTCTTGCTCTGCTTCTTTCTTGGCTTTGTAAAGATCCTTTACCAATTTTACAGGAGCCTTTCTTACACTGTCAAGTTTATTACTAAAACCTTTCATTTGTGCATCACTCCAACCCTCTTGACCACCGAAAGACGATGGGCCTACCTGTGCTTCTTCGTTAAATTGTTGAAAGGTCTTCATCTTCTTTCTTTATCCTATGTCTTATTTAGTTTTAGAATGTTTTTTGATAAAGGTAAGTGCTGCCTTTCGGTTACGACAAGTCTTCAAAATATTACCCTTATGAATGATAACCAACTTGGTCTCACTACCTGTCAAAGGTATGGCTGCATACTCATCATCTTTACCTACAATGAATCCTAGTTCCCGAACTTTGGAATCTAGGATATCACTTCTGTGTTCAATTAGTTTCATAAACTGATTTTTCAATAATTCTGTGCGAATGAAGGTGTGTTAGGTCATAAACGGGTTCGATATGGAAAAAGGGGTTTTTGATACCCCCAAAACCCTTGGTATGACTGAACCTTATTTACGCACTACGCTGTCAAGGAGCTCACCTCTTTCAAATACCGTATCAACAACATTTTGAAGAGCACGTTGTGTAGAAATCCCAACTTTACTATAAATCGGCACCACGCATAACCCAAAGGACTTATCGGGACAGGTACGAAGAACACGACCAATCGACTGAGTTAATTCAATAGTGTCCATATTACGAAGGAAGATAACACAATCTAGACGGTTGACAGAGATACCCTCTGACAAAATAGAACGATGAAGAACAACGAACTTTTTATCGGGATCTTTACCCCAAGAGTTTAGGACGTTAAAGAACTCCTCACGATTGACCTTCTTACCATCAACAACTGCACCAGTTTTTGCGGTAATATAAAGGTACGAATAACCACGGTCAGACAACTGAGTAGTGAAATCGGTATGAGTGATGACATTTACCAGTTGTTTGGAAGTCTTCACACAGACCAGAAGTTTCTTCATCTCAACTTCATCAACAGTGGAGATGAGATGTTCACAATCAGTGTCACAAGTGATGAGTTTGGTATTGTTATGAATGTCAAACTCTTTCACATAAATTTTAGGTGGGGCAATGTATCCACCTTGAACAAGTTCAGGAGCAGAGACACGACAAATAATGTCACCATAAACCTCACGGTCATTCATACCAGGCTTATTGATAGTGATAGAAGTCTTACGGGTTGCAGTAAAGAAGTATGAACGATCTGCTTCGTTAGAGAAGAACTCTGTAGGAGGGAAGAAGTGGCGTTGAACACTGTTGTGTGCCTCATCGAAGTAAATGGTATTGACTTCAATGTCTGCCTCTTGTACACGGTGTAGAGAGTGATATGTGGTGAAGATTAGAACACTCTCACCCTCACTACGTGCTACATTGGTGAATAGGTGAATATCTTTTGCCCTGGTGGAACTGAAGTGAGTAGTTTCACCACTATGACAATGTAGCACATGAACATTCTTGGTGTCAATGACCTCAAGAAACTCTGAACACAACTGCTCAGAAAGCAAAATCCTGGGACAGACAACAACAATGGTGGAAGGTTGAGTCTCTAATTGTCTCTTTGCATCCATGATTGCAATCAGCGTTTTTCCTCCTCCTGTTGGGATTAGTATTTGTCCACGATCATTGGACTCTAGTGCGTCCAAACCACGTTGTTGATGAGGGCGAAGAGTAATCATTTCAAAAGTGGTGGTTATACTAAAGGAACACTTTAGAGGTTACTAACAATAATACCCCCTGACTTGGTGAAAGTCAAGAGGTAGTGGACAGTTTATCAATCGTCTGATTCTTGCTCCTGTGGTTTTTCTTTACCAATGTTAGAAGGGCCTACCCAGACACGACCTTCTTCACGCCATTGTGCAATTTGTGCGTGACGTTGATCGAT